AAGTCGTCCTTGGACTGGAACTCAACGTCCCGGACTGGGAGGCCTATTTCGGCATAACGCCGAATAAGCTCTTCCGTGGAAATTCGCTGGCCCTCAGAGTCGAGAACGGGCCACTCCAAGCAGTCGTCTCCCATTTCCATTCCGTAGGAGCCAACGTACTCGGCGCAAATTCCCCTACCCACACCATTTGAGGAAGTGGTTAGGTAATCCCCGCTTCTCTGAACCCGGAGATCATCATAGTTAATGATTTCTCCAGAATCCAGCACGTAGGGCGTTGTGAGCAAAGACTTGCTCCACCACTCGCACGCGTTAGCGAGGAGTGAACCGCAGCTATCTGCGTTTTGGCACGTGTCAATCATGTGATCCGCGTGCAAATCAGCCAGTTCCTGGGAAAAGTTCTTCTCCCATCCACTAACATCGGATGCTATGGGATTTTCATCGAAAATGTCGGAAACCTTCTCGACGCTCTCCCCAATCTTTTGTGCATGTTCTCTGTTGAATCCGATGCCCTTCTTAGTGGGCAAGAGCGGATAAAAGTCGCTCTCAGCTTCGGCGTAGTTCATAAAGAAATATCGAGTGACGATCTGATCCACAACCGAAACACTGGCTATAAGCCTGGGAAGTTTCTTCTTCACCTTTTGCGCCTGCTTCTTCGCGAAGAGGCGCACAGGGTCTCTTAACGACCCCTCAAGCCACCGCGTCCGAGCCTCAGAACAGGACCGGAAGGTCTCGTCCTCAGCACGGGCGAATAGGATCTTTTCGAGACGCTCCCAAACCTGATCCTTGACGTCTCCTTCTGCTGCTGCGAGCATTCGGTCGTTGTCTGGGAAGATGAGTCGGTAGGGATATCCTGGGGTGGACTTTGGGTTGACACTTTTGACAATATCGCCCCAATTTCTTTCAAAGACTTCTTTGACGCCGACTCGGCCCAGGTCTGCAGTGAAGGGAAACCTCCAAGTGAAGCCAGCTTGCTTGTAGTATCTTGTAAAAGTTTCTCTCGCCCTGTTGCCTTCACCGGCTGGAAATCTGACTCCGGTGTATTTTCCGGAATGGTATTCA